CCATCCATCTGGCCATTTTTGTTTTGCATATACACCATAATGAAACAATGCATTGTTTCTACCACCCTCACCTATTTTGTTTTCTGACATCAACTCAATACATGGTGGTCCATCAGAATATTTTGTTTCTGGTCTTTTTATTTGTAGTTCTTGTAATGTATTAGGAGCTAAATAGTTTGAAGTATGTAAGTCAAAAAAATCATCTAGTGTAGCAGCTTCACCATTTTTTTTAAATGCATATCTGACAGAACTTTTATAATTAAAGTATGGTAAGTTAAGAAAGTTTCCTGTATCATCTTGTGATTTTAATTCTGTTTGTTTTGGAAATACCTCTGAATTACCATAACCTAGTACAGCTCTTATCTGCACTAATTTATCTCTCATTAATTTTGCTGATACATAATCTGATGTAAATAAAAATACATGTGCGCCACCTGACTTTGATCTACAAACGATCAAAGGTAGTTTCATATTTGTTATTTTATCTATTAATTTTTTGTGATCAAAACCTACATAAGAATCTATATCTATACAACCCCATCTACATTGGTTGTTATCATTAATAGGTATGATACCTAAATTTTCTTTACCATCTAAATGTTTTTGCCAAAGTTCATCTGTGACTGGTTGACGTTTTACAAATGACTTACCTTTTATTTTTGCGCCGTTACCATTTGTGTCTTCTACAATGGTGACACCATGTGCGCGTTCCAATCCTGTAAATATATTTTTAAATCTTTCTATCATATAGCGCTTTTTAAGTGGGCGTTTCCACTCTCGCTTAGACGCCCACTACCTAGGATTCTAGTATGGTGTTTTAGACTCTGTTTCTTCTGAGCCGTGTTTAGCTTGGATCTCACCCTTACCTACACTTGCTGCAAAGTTTTTAGCCATATCGTAAGTATTT